ACTATCAGTTTTTTCCACCCATGCTTCGCCTAATCCAGCTAAAGAAAAAATATCGTACCAGTTGGTACCATCAGTAGAAACTAAACGGTACTTACCATTTGCAATACTCATAGTATTGCCTGTGGCTCCTAATCGTGCTGTTATGGCCGCACCACCACTAATATTATTATAAAGTCCATAAGTTTTTTGTGTAGCGGGAAATTGAATTGTCTGAGCTGCAGAAACAGTTCCTGAAAAAATTAATTGACTGTTTCGGGCCTGGTTGTTGGCTTGAGTGTCGGGTCCATCGGCATTGGTTAATGTTATCCCTGTTCCTGTTGTAAGAGCAGGTACTGCATATACACCAGCAATAGCAAATTCAAAAACCTGAGAAAAATTGTTATTGGTAATGGTTCCCCAAGTACCAGAATTTTCTCCTGTTACTTGTAGTTCCGTTCTGAGGCCAGTTGAATAGGTTACCATTTAATCTCCTAAATAAGTTTTATTGATTATTACTAAGTTTGTCAAAACTTTTATGCAGCCTTAGTTACTTCTACCCAACTAATAGAACTGTTTGAATCATCAACAACATTCCAACCAGTAATGTCAAGATCTCCAGTAGAGACTGTACCTCCAACGCCTGTTAAAGTCAAGGTGGAGCTTGCTTCAATACTTGGATTGCCAGGAGAGGCTGTTGCGCTTACTCCTGTTAAAGCATAGGAAGATGTTTGCGTTGCATCGCCTACCGCTGATGTTGCAGCTTGTCCTGTAGGAGTAATACTAGCTCCTGCTGCTGTGGTTACATCACCTTCGTAAACTGTAAGACTAACACCTGTTGCTGTTATAACAGTTGATCCCGAAATAGTTGGTGCTCCAATAGCTGAAGTAGAACTGACTCCCGTAGCGGTGACATTGCAATCGGCTGTAATGGTAGATGATCCTAAGGATCCCGTCGCTATTGTTCCCGTTGGATAGACACCTGGGCTGATGGCAATTAATGGAGCCCCTAAACTTACATCTAATTCTGGTTCGCTAGCCGCGACAACTGTTATTTCCGCTCCCGCCGTAATTGAGAATGTTCCAATGGAACTTGTTGCACTTACGCCCGTTACAAAAATAGAAGTAAGAACGTCGCCTACGCTAGATGATAAACCATTCCCTGTAATTGTTGGAGCCACATCCCCTTGGAATGTCATATCTCCCGTGCTTGTTGTCGCTCCGACTCCCGTTAAAGCGTATTCAGTTTCTAAAGTCCCCCAAAGATTATCACCCCAACCAATCTCTGTTCCTGTGGCCTGGTTATAGCCTCGACCCCATCCTTGTTGGACGGCAGTGTGTACACTTTCCGCCCCCAAAGAGGAAGTAAGACCATTAGCCGTAGGACTAACGGACGCTGTTCCAGTTACGGAAGCTACATCATTTGTGCTTGAAGTGAGTGAATTTCCCGTAGCGGTGACATTAGCGATACCTTCCGCCACGACAGTTCCGGTCGTGAACGTACCAGAGACGCCAGTAAGCGTGATATTACAATCACCCGTAATAGTGAGCGTTGTAGTACTTGACGTGAGGCCATTACCTGTAGCGGCAACGGGTGCGTATTCTCCCCACGCGCCACTGCCCCAAGTCTCTCGGCCCCATCCTTGTAGAGAGGCCATGATTTATTCTCCTTATGCGATCCTTAAAATTGCAGCAGTCGCTTCAGCAGCAGGGAACGTAATTGTAAATGTTCCTGCGGTAGAAGTTTTAACACCACCAAAATCCAAAACACAGACAGATGCATTGGTTGTTAAACCAGTAACTGTGGAACTGTTATAAATCACAGCAGCTTGTGCAGAAATAGTTGCAGTTGTAAATGATAAGTCTGGTGAAAAATCACACACAGCCGTATCAGTTGATAATACAGGTGTTACTGATGTTAATGCTCCTCCGCCTTCGGCATAAGTGCCCGAGGCTCCGACTTCATCGGTTTGTTGAAAAACAGTTGTTGATTTTGATAATGTCGCTTCACTATCATAAAGTGCTAGTTTAAAAGCGTTCCCTGTCGTAGCCGTAAAATCGTGTAGGCCTTTCAGGATCTCCACTTTAAAACTGTTGCATACAGCTTGAGTAATTGCCATAATAATCTCCTATGGGTTCCTTGATTCGAGAGGGATACGAATAACGCCGTCCCGAAATTCGTCTCTACGGTCACGCCCCATCTCATATGTGGCGAGAGCCTGTACAGACTCGTTAAACATTTTATCATAATATTGTATCATATCTGCTGGACCTTTCAAGTATCCAAGAGCTTGTAAAATACAACCATATAAAAGCACGTTCGGAGCGTTTTGACTTAACCAAGTAGACGTTTGTGTACTGGATAAACCATCAGGCTTGTACGTGTATGCGAGCTCACATGTTAATGCAGCGTCCGGGGTTGGCGCAATATAGTGCGTATTGTCATCCCACATAGCATAAAACTTAGGGGTACCTGTTGCCGTTCTATCGGGCCAATATTCATTCATAAACGAAATATCTTTCTGTAGCAAGAACGTTCTATCTGGTTCGGCCGCAGCAGCATCATAAATTTGAACAAACCGTGAATTTTGCCAGTCAGCAGGCAATGGTAAAAAGGGATTGCCTATCGTTAATACAGCATAATCATATTTACGAAAATAAGTAAGATCAACCGTTCTTAAAATTTGATCCTCTATAGATTTTATAAAAGGCTGCACAATAGCATCGGATAAAACATTAGTATCTGTTTCCGTGTAGTTTCTTACATTATCATTTAAATCTGAATACTCGGTCATGACGTACTCACTGTAACATTTCCAGTTCGGGAGATCAATTGTGTTTTCTTATTGGGTTGTTGTGCACTTAATGGCATCATACTTTTTCTTGTACTTACATAACTAGTTCCGTTAGCATAGTAAGCAGTGAAAGTTTCATCTAGTGTTTGAAAACTATTAACGGCCAATCCATCTCCACCACTATTATATTGTCCTAGTGGTATGTCATCAGCATTAGCTATAGCGGGTCCTTGTGGTCCTCCTAAAAAAACTCTTGCAGAAACAACTTGTGGTTTAGCATGTGCTAAGGATTGAGCGTCTGTTGGATGATTAGTGGGGTTCAATAAAGGAGATTTAGGTTCGTATTCTGAAATATGAACCCAGGCCCCTGTCCATTCCTGAACCATTTCATTATATGGATAAGCTTGTCCATCCCTGTCAGAGATTCTTAATGCAAACTTGCCTGAAGCATAGCGTCCCATTAATATGTTCCTGCTGTGATGCCTACTTTTGGTACAAAGTGCGAACTTACATTTCCTCTATTAGTATCGGCAGCTCTTCTAAATTCTTCTTCATATGCTATCTTTAAAATTTGTGTTCTTTCAGGTGCATATTTTAAAGCAATGTAATAAGCAAGCCCTGCTGTAAGACAAGGCAAAAAAGAAAAAGGAATTTCACTATTATTGGTATAGGCTCCTGAATCTTTCATACGGAGCATGGCATAAAAAACTACAGTGTAAGCTACATCTGCCGCGGGATATAAATACAAAGTAGGATTAATGGTTTTTTCAAAATAATATTGTGTCGGTCTCCCACCAGAAGTTTTAACTGTATAATTTAAATAAGTTGAACGACCAATAGGAGAACACGAGTATTCATTATTATTAGAATCACGAATAACCAAATCTGTAATTTCTACAATTTCAGATGCAGCATCGGCATTTGATCCATATAAAGATGTTCCTGATAAACTAGTAATATTCGCCGCCAATGCAGCAGTTTGCTGTTGGATAGTCCAAAGATTAAGTCCTCTGTTAGACCATTCAGCTAAAAGAAGATTAAGAGAACGACGAGCAGTTTTTAATTGATACCCACTACGGTCCTGTAAACCGCAACGTTCAAATGCCTCTTCTATGATTTCATCAATAGATAAATCAAATGTTGCTGTACTAGCATAAGTTGGCATATAATCTCCTATTTACCAACTTTTCCACCTTTTTTCATTTTAGCTTTGCCACCTTTTTTCATTTTAGCTGCTCCGCCTTTTTTGTAGCCTCTGTTGAGTTCGCCTATGACTCTTCTTTTCTCAGCTCTTCGATTAGGGTTCATGCGTTCTGCATCAATTCGCCCTACTTCCTCTAATAAATTCCTTCTGGCTGGTCCACCTGTCTGACGTTTAACTGCGCCTCCTTTTTTCATTCCAACTTTTCCACCTTTGGATTTTTTAGTTGCTCCGCCTTTTTTCATTCCTGGTGCAGTCATTAATTCAGTTGGAACACGTTTAGATCTTTCGCCTACGCCATAGCCTCGTGAATACATCATATCACCTGTGCGACCACCTCTATTCATTTTTTTAACTGGTCTACCTAATTTAGACCCATACGTTCCTTTACCTTGGGGCATAATAATCTCCTTTGTTTTATGCTATATTAATACCCTTTATCTCTTTCCTTGTCGATTATATTTTTTCCATGATAATCTTTTATGCTTATTGTTTGGTCGTGATCTAGGAGAATGACCAATACTTGTTCTTTTTTTAACAGGAGTAAAATAATCTGTACGACTTGTAAATTGAGTCATTTAAGAAAGCATTCCCACTACCCATAAAACTGCATAACAGGTTAAAAAGAAAGTTCCCGGTTCCATTATTTATTCCATTTCTCCTTGGCACGAAGCGTCCATCTTTCAAACGCCTCCTTGCTTATTTCTTTCCTTACCATCTTGGCTCCTTCCGGAAGCTCGTTGTGAAGTG